CCACCGGCGTAAGCGCCATGACCAAGGCGCTGGGCGGCACCACAGGCACCACCTCGGGCCTGGATCGCGCGATGCAGAGCCACGCCGACCAGCAGCATCCGGTGTCTCCGCCGGACTTCCCGGCCAAGCCTAAGTTCAACCCGAATCCCCCGTGATGCCATGTTCTGGGTCTTGCTCATTTTCATTTTCTCAAAGCCCGAAGGGTACGTTGAGGACATGGCAGACCGCCAGGTGGAAGTCCGGTACGAGCCGACGCCAAAGGCCTGCACTGACGAGGCCATGGCCATGTTGCAGGTGCAGACCCCCGACGGTGTGAGCATCGGCGTGAAGTGCACTGGCCCGTTTACCGATCCCACCAAGACAACGCTGGACCAGTGACCATGAGCAATATCGGACCCAGCAGCGTTCCGGGCAAGAAAGCCGGCCCGAATGGCAGCTTTCCCGTTGGCGACCCTAAGCACGCCCGCCTTGCGATCGGCGGCGCGACGCACAGTTACAACGCCGGAAACATCGGCAAAAGCACAGAGAATCATATCAAGGCCGAAGCCCGCGCGGAGCTGAAAGGCCACACAACCAGCGGACTGGATCGCGCGATGAGCGCCCACGCCGATGAGAAACACCCGGTGAGAAAATGAGCAGGAATTTCCTCGGCAGCACTGCCACCTCCGCGCCCGCTCCGGCGCCTGGCCCCGCGGGCCCGGTCCAGCAGGACGGGAATGTGATTGCTCAGCAGCTCGCGCCCACCAAGGCGCCGCTGCGCACACAGTCGGCCTCGCCGGCGCATCTGAACACCTCCGGCCTTGAGCGCGCGATGGGCGCGCACGCCGACAAGCTGCACCCGACAAAGCGCCGCTAACGCAGGAGGCGGGTGTGCAGAACATCACGCCGGACATGGTGGAGGGGGCCTATACCTACCTCAAAACCACCCTTCCCTTCCGCCGCTGGAATCTTCCTCACCCCGACAAAATCCGCTTTCGGGTGATGGTGACGCGCGAGCGTTATGGTCACTGGAACGGCACGCCCGAGGGCGACACGGTAGGCGAGCTCGCGGTGTCAATCGGCCTGGTGGATAAGACCTGTCTCCTCACCCAGACCGTGGGCCACGAAATGGTCCATATTTGGCAGGAGGAAATCAGCCCACGCTCAAAACCACATGGCCGCGTGTTCAACGGCCTTGCGGCGTTGGTTTGCAAGCGCCACGGCTGGGACTTGGCGACCTTCTAGCAGCGTGCTATGTCACCTTGCCATGTCTGACGAAAAGTCCTTTCCCCTCACGCTCCCCGGCGGCCAGCTCATGCCCCACATGTCGGCCCGACGCCGCCATGAGATTTGTGACACCGTGTTTGAAATGCTCGGTGGCGTGGAGCGGCTGCACCACGAGTCCAACCGGGACCAGGAATCCTATTGGCGATTCATGGGCATGTGGCAAAAGGGCCTGCCCAAGGCGCACTCCACGGAGCATTCCGTGAACCCGGACAGCGTGGAAAAGCTGCTGGAGAAGCTGGACCGGGCGGACAACGCCAGGGACATCACCGACGCCGCCTATTCCGTCCAAGAGGATGGTTGACGTGCTACAGCAATATGTCATAGCGTTGTGCCTCACGGTATGTCTCCCCGTGCAGAGCCCCGCCGGCAACGCTCCCCCTAGCGTTTGTGCAGTGACCCCCTACCGCACCCGGCGGGGCCACCCGTGACCGACACCGACCCGAAACTAGCGCGTCTGTCCCGCCTTCGCTCCGATTTACCGTTTTTCGGCGCGGAGTGTCTCAAGGTCCGGGCCAAGAACACCCAAATTATGCCGTTCGCCTTCAACGAGGCGCAGGACGTCCTCCATGCCAAGCTGGAGGAGCAGCGCGAAGCCAAGGGCTGGGTGCGTGCCATGGTGCTCAAAGGGCGCCAGCAGGGCATTTCGACCTATGTAGCGGCCCGCTATTACCAGAAGGCCAGCTTGAACCGCGGCAAGGTGGTTTACATCCTGGCCCACGAACAGCCGGCCTCTGACAAGCTCTTTGCGATCGTGGACCGCTACCAGCGATCCAACCCCCTGGCCCCTCACGTCGGAGCGTCCAATGCGAAAGAGCTGGTTTTTGATCGCCTTGATTCAAACTATGCCGTCGCCACCGCCGGCACAAAGGAAGGCGGACGCGGTGGCACGGTCTCGCATTTTCATGGCTCGGAAGTCGCGTTTTGGGCCAATGCTCCGGCGCATTTCGCGGCGTCCGTTCAGGGTGTTCCGCTGGAGGCGGGAACCGAAATCATCCTTGAGTCCACCAGCGCGGGCGCCGCCGGTGAGTTTTATGAGCGCTGGCTGGACGCAGAGGCCGGCCGCGGCGACTACATCCCCGTTTTTCTGCCTTGGTGGCTGTCCCGCGAGTATGCGCGCGACCCCGAGGCCGGGTTTCAGCTCCTAAAAGAGCCCGAAATTGATGGGGAAATGTCGGAACAGGAATATGCCGACACTTGGGAGCTCGGAATGCGCCAAATGTGCTGGCGCCGGGCCAAAATAATTGAGTTGCGGAGCCTGCAGCTCTTTCAACGCGAATATCCGGCCAGCCCGTCGGAGGCCTGGACCCCGCCGCCCGGCATGGAGCCGTTCATTGCGGCCCTTTTCGTCATGCGCGCCCGTCACCGCCAGGGCGTCGAAGGCACCGGCCCGCTCATTCTGGGGGTGGACCCGGCCAGCAATGGCGGTGATCGCTTTTCCATCACCGCGCGCCGCGGCGCCAAGGTGCTTTGGACACAGTACCGCAACCGGATTGACCACCTGGAGGGCACGGCGTGGGTGAAGTCGCTCATTGACGACCTCAAGCCCGCCCGCGTGAACATAGACGCCGGCAATATCGGCGCCGCGATTGTCACCGGGCTCAAAAGCCTAGGCCCGTACTATGCCGGGATCGTGCGCGGCGTGAATTTCGGCGGCACGTCGGAGGCCAAGCTGGCCAAGCCCAAGACACCGGGCCCGAAAAACCGTCGCGCGGAAATGTGGCAGCGGACGCTCTACTGGCTTTGCTCCACTGAGGCCCCGCCCAGCCTGCCGAACCTGGACGCGCTGCAAAGCGACCTGTGCGCGCCGCGGCTCAAGCCGCAGCTCAGCAACGATTTCCTCATTGAGTCGAAAGAGGAAATGAAAAAGCGCGGCGTGCGATCGCCCGACCTGGCCGACTCCCTCGCGCTCACATTCGCGTTTAACGAATACCTAACCGGCTACAACACGCAGGACAAGGCGCCGCCTCCGAGGTATGGTGACACGGGGGCCTTGCACAATGACGTGTCACAGCGCTATGCTCCGCCGCCGGTGTACGGCTCCACAGGCTGGATGGGTTAAATGTCGCGCAAAAACCAGGATACGGATACGGCTGCAGACGCCGTAAAGCCGGACTTTGAGCTGCCGGAGGGCTTCGATAGCGAGGCCGATTTCCTGTCGGCCATGCGCCAGGATTTCTATGATGACATCCAGTTTGACCGGCTCAACCGCGAGGCTGGGCTTGAAGATTTGCAGTTCACTGTTGGAAAGCAGTGGGATGACCTGACGCGGCAGCGCCGCGAGACCGCCCGCAAGCCCGTCCTCACCGTCAATCGCCTCCCCGCCTTTGTCGCCCAGATCATCGGCGCGCGGCGCCAGCAGGAAACGCAAATCAAGGTGCTGGCCGACAACGGCGGGACCGTGCCGATCGCAAAGCTGCGCGAGGGGCTGATGCGGTTCATCCAAAAAGGCCTGGACGCCAAAATTGCCTATGACAACGCCCTGGCCGGCGCCGTCATGTGCGGTATCGGCAATTTCCAAGTGGAGCTGGATTGGGCCGGCGCGGACGTTTTTGACCAGGAAATAAAGGTTTCCGCGATCGCGGACCATTTCGCCGTCGTGTGGGACCGCATGTCCACCAACCCGACCGGCAAGGACGCACGGCACTGTTTCGTTGTCGAAACGATGCGCAAGCGCGATTTCTCCAAGGAATATCCGTGGGCCACCGCCTCAGACCTTGTGGTGGACGTCACGCTGCGCGGCGACCTCCGCATGAATGGCTGGATCGCCATGGATGACGTCCGAGTGGTGGATTACTGGTGTCTGCGCAAGCATACCCGCACGCTCGCCCTCCTGCAGGACGGCTCGGTGGCAGACCTCACCGACCTCATGGACCGTGAGGCGCCCGGGTACGACCCGGCCAAGGCCGCGCAGCTCATGTCCCAGATTCAGCAGCGCCCCGACGGCTCGCCCATCATGCGCGACGCCCAAGTGCCGTATGCGGAAATGTATAAATGCTCCGGCCTTGACATCCTGGAGGGCCCGTATCGGCTGAACATTCCGCGCCTGCCCGTGTTCCGTGTGCCTGGCTGGGAAGTCCGAGTCGGGGAATGGACGCACCGCTGGGGCCTGGTGCGCTT